TGACCTGCTATAATTAAGTTGTAACGCCAAGGTATAGTTTGATACAATAATCTATATCAAAGGAGACGTTACATTATGGCAAACAATCGTTATGAGCCTGAGCTCAAAGACAAGATTCTTCGCCTTTATCTGGAAAAGGGAAGAACCAAGAAAAGTCTGACTGAAGAATATAATCTTGGTCAGGGAACATTAACATACTGGCTGAAGCAATATCGCAAGGAATGCGAATATACCCCGTCAAAACAGGAAGAGGCAGATTCATATGCTGAAGCCAAACGCTTAAGAAAAGAAATCGAAGAACTCAAGAAGGAGAACGACTTCTTAAAAAAAGCGGCAGCATTCTTTGCGAAGGAATTCGATTAGCACAGTATCAGTTCATCCAGAAATATCAATCCCAATTCGGGGTTCGTTGGCTCTTAAAAAAATTCAATATTTACCCCCATGCGTATTACAATTATTTAAAAGATCGAAAACATCACTATCGCGACGAAAAAGCAAAAGTAATGCGCAAAATCGTTGAAATATACCATCGTGAAGATGGAGTGCCCGGGTATCGAATGATGAATGATTATCTCGAACAGGCACATATTATCCGTTCAGATTTGACAATCCACCATTATATGCACGAATTGGGCTTACGATCCATTGTCCGTCGTAAAAGGCCGGATTATGTAAAAGGAACTGCCAATACAGTATTTCCCAATCTGCTTAATCGCGAGTTTGATGTTGAAAAGCCAAATACCGTATGGTGCACAGATTTCACATATATGCCACGCCCAAATGGAACCATGCGATATAACTGCACAATTATTGATTTATGTGGGCGAGAGGCCGTGGCTACACTAAATAGCGACCACATAGATACAGTCTTGGCAATTCAGACCTTGCAGATTGCTTTAGAGAGAAGAAAACCGCCCAAGGGAATTATTCTTCACAGCGATCAAGGTCGTCAGTACACATCTAAGGATTTCAACGATTTCTGTTCAGATAATAATGTACAACAAAGCATGAGTAAAGCAGGATGCCCATACGACAATGCCGTTATGGAGCGATTCTATAATACGTTCAAAAATGAATTCTATAATCTTTACCGATTTGATACAAATAGGATATTGGATCAGGCCATACAGGAATTCGTTTATGGAAAATATAACCATGTAAGACCCCACAGTGCTAATGGTGGACTTACACCTTATGCAGCACGATGTACTGCATAAAGAAACTATACACAGGTGTTACAAAAATGCTTGACTAGGTCACTCCGTCTGCACCTTGTCCATTGCCTGATCATGGCTGACAGTCCCATTTCCAATCAGGCAGATTTTCTCCTGTGGAGGTCAAAATGCCATCGAGGTGTTTGGCCCAGTCTTCCATAGTCATTGGAATCTCACGCTCTGCCTGTCTCTCAGCAAAATCAAGATACCCGGAAACAAGCTGGCCCATCGCACGAAGCTCTTTTTCATTCAGATAGTTCTTTGCAATCTTCGCTTCACGGAACGTGGGCTGGTCTCCTGAAAAAGTCATCAATCCCATAAAATCCTTTTCAGCGTCAGCACGATGATAGATAACCTCCGCAGCAGTCTCTCCGGAAACGGCATAATGAATCTTGTTCTGTACTCGCTTGAAAAATTGTATAGAGACTTCTGCGTTAGGATTGTAATCAACACTGGTCGCATAGATTTCCAACACCTGACGATAGAACACCTTTTCAGAAGCTCGGATGTCACGGATTCTTTCCAGAAGTTCTTTAAAGTATCCGCCACCGCCCAGCTCTTTCAAGCGGTCATCATCCATTGCAAACCCTTTTTTGATGTACTCTTTTAATATGTTCGTTGCCCATATACGGAATTGAACTCCACGCTGGGATTTTACTCGATAGCCAACGGAGATGATAACGTCAAGATTGTAGTAATTTGTAGGTTTTGTAGAAAAATCGGAATTCCCGATTTTTCTAACCACGTTATTCTCTTGTAATTCTCCTTCTGCAAATATATGCAATACATGCTCGTTAATGGTAGATTTGGCTTTACCAAATAATTCTGCCATCTGTTCCAGCGTAAGCCACACTGTTTCGTTCTGCATGTTAACACTTATTTTAGTTAAACCATCTTCGGTCTGATAAATAATGATGTCTCCCTGTTCATCCATACTATAGTCATCCTATTCTGATTTTTTGCGGTATTTCGTTTGCCATGCAATTCCACACTATATAATCATACCTATCCATCAGGATATAGCCCCTATGTCAAGCCAAGTCGGTTGCCGTTCTAAAAATAATACAATGTAACGGTACACCTTTTAACAATGAACACACCCCAGCACTTTTATATTCTCCCTTATTCACCAAATATAAATAATCTCATCTCGACAATTTCCAGTTTGCAGTATAATGGTCCCATGAATTCAGACCAGCTCTGAAATTTTTAAGCGTGCATGATATAGTATAGGTAACAAAAAATGGAGGTTGCCATCATGCCAAGAAAAAAATACACTGCTGAATTTAAGACCAAGATTATCTTGTCGATTCTTCAAGGCGACAAGGAGTTCAATGTCGTCTGTTCCGAAAACGACCTAAATCCGAGTATGGTCCGCAAATGGAAGCAGGATTTTCTGCGAAATGCCCATCTCGCCTTTGGCGCAGATTCTGAGTGTAAGGCTGTTCAGAGGAAGGAGGACGACCTGAAGAAAAAGAATAACCAGATGCTCAAGACTATCGGTCAGCTGACGCTGGAACGAGATTTTCTTCAGGACTGCTTTCGCCAAGCTGGGGAAGTCGTCCCAAGAATCCCGGAATATGATTCAAAGGGATAACTGGCTTTCCCTCCGTCGTCAGTGCGAATTACTAGGGCTAAATCGTTCTGGTCTTTACTACACGCCTGCTGAACCCGACAAGGCTGTTGCTAAGCTCGATGAGACCTTAATGGTTCGAATTGACCATTGGCATACGAGATGTCCTTACCTTGGTTCTCGCAAGATTGCCAGCAAGTTGCAAGAAGAAGGCTTTCCGGTCTGTCGAAAGACTGTACGAAGGCTTATGCTGAAGATGGGGATCTATGCCGTCTATCCGAAGCCAAACCTATCCAAGCGCAACTTCAAAGAAGCTATTGTCCCTTATCTGCTGCGCAATTATAACGTGTCATTTCCTAATCAGGTATGGTCCATCGACATCACGTATATCCCCATGCCGCACGGGCATATGTATCTCACAGCAATCATCGACTGGTATAGCCGAAAGCTGGTTGGCCATTACTTGTCTGACAGTCTGGAAGCAGAGTATGTCATTCATGCTGTGAAGGAAACTGTTGAAAAATGCGGAACTCCGGCCATCATTAACTCAGATCAAGGTAGCCAGTTTACCAGTGATGACTACAAGGAACTGCTTCGCAGACTTAACATCCGTCAAAGCATGGATGGCAGGAGCCGCTGGGCTGATAATATCATGATTGAGCGTTGGTTCCGCAGTCTCAAAACAGAGCAGCTCTATCCGAATGAGTATCGTACCCCACGAGAGCTCCGTCAGCTAATCAACCAATACGTGGAGGACTACAACAGCATTCGTCCACATGAAGCCTTAGGCTATAAGGTTCCTGATGAGTTCTACTTTGGGTGCTTCGCTGCTTAGGACAGTTCTGTCTGATGGCACTCTTAAAATTTTAGGAAGTGGTCTTGACAAGGGGCCCATTATACTATGTCAAGGCCATTCGAGACCTGCGCGATCATATATACGCAGAACGCTATACACCAGAGGTTGCTGCTCGACAGGCCCCGCGTGTCATATACGCTGCTGCCTGTCTGCTAAAGAATGCTCCATACCAAGACATTTCCAACCCTGCAGACTATCTTCGTGAGCAATACATAGGCCAATCATTCATGCCGCTAAAATATCTGAAGCGCATTGATCCCTTAGCTTATGCACTCACTATGGAAGCAGATAAAATCTTACACGGCTGATTAAACATCAACCCCCGGCAAGTCGCCTGATGAAACTACTCATCAAATGATTTGCCGGGGATTTATCTTTATCATGTATAACAAATGCCCAAGCCTGATTCGTTTCTCTTCGCAAACAGTGGCTAAACCACAAAAACTGCTGTACAAAAATATCACGCACAGCAGTTTCAACGAGGATGTATATACCCCCTGTATTCTATGCAGGGATGGAGGTGTCTCCTTTGAATTCAGCTCTCGAATTACAAATAAACTCGAGTCCTCCTTATGTCGGTCGCTTAAATTGTATACTATTTGCGACATTTATTAAAAAGCCTCCGAAATAATGCGCAGTTGGATAGACATCTACCAAACTACGCATTATTTTTCCTATCTTGACAAAAGTACGGCTGAACTTACATAGCCATAGCTACATTATTTCCCCTTACTTCCTTGGACGCATTTGTTTTCCCTGCCTTACTCCTGCTACTAGACTGTCCCTTTACCCCTTCAGTCTGCATTTCTTCTTTTTGTGGTGCCGTCCGTTTCAACTCATCCTTTACCAGGTCCGGTGGCAGTTCCATACCTTTCAGCAGCATATTCTTTTCGATGTAATCTGCCATCTCCTGGGCCTTTGAGGCTGCCCGATAGAGTTCATTGGGATCATCCTTCAGCACCTTGGCCCAGGACTGCAAATAGGCCTCATGACTCTGATAGTGTTTTTCATCAAAGGCCAGGCCCCAGTCCTGCGCGATGAACATGGAGGTCAGTTCTGCACGAAGCTCCTCCTTCGCGTATTCTTCCTGGTCTCCACCGGTCATCAGATTCCGATCCAGACGGCTTTTATGACCGGTACTATGGGCAATCTCATGAACGCAGGTGGCATAGAATGCATCAAGTGTCCTGAACTTTTCCCTTGGCAGCACATGGATTTCATCTTGTATCGGCTGATAGTAGTTGCGATAAGACTCGTCGAAGAAGATCTTAGCCTCGGAGTTCTTCAGGAGGTTTTCCATGTAAGCATTCTTCTGCGATTCATCGATGGTGATTGGATGCTCTGGTGGTACGTTATCCATCTGCGAGGCATTGAACACCACATAGCTCTTGACCATGGGCCGGTCCAGCCGCACATCTTTCCTGGTTTCTTCGCCAGTAGCCGGATCGATGCCTTTTTCTGTTTTCGAAAAGGACCACCATTCGATATGGCTTCCCTTCTCGCCCTTCCGAACCTGCCAGCCACGAGCCTGGGCCTGCTGATAGGTTCCCCAACGGCTGTCCGTGAACTGATTCTCTTTGCTGGCGATGATCAGACGCATCCGGTTCAGCCCATGATACAGATTGCCCTGGGCGATATTATGCGCTGGCTTACCATAATGCTCACAATCCCAAAAGAACGGCTTACCAGCCTGAATATCCTGGATGACCTGCTCCACAATCTCGTCACGTTTTTCCTGTACATGATTGGGTAATGGCATAGTGACCACCTCCTCAACGCTTTGCGTTTTCCTCTTCGCTTTCTGCTGCAAGTTCTTCCCGCTCTTCTTCGGTCAGGACACCGTCATCGAAGTCCATCCCATAATCTTCATCCTGCACTGGATTGACCTTCAAGCTCATGCGATTCACCCCCTTTCGTCGGTATGCTTGACAGCGTAATCTGGAAAGCATCCATAGGGCCAGCCTTGATGGAAAGCAGACGCTTGCCATCATACCAGATCAGTTCTGTCCCCTTACGTGTTCCCTGTGCTGTTCTCATCATGATCTTCCCATCAATCATCAGTTCTAACCGCAAACCATACCACATCCTTCATGGATCAGCTTCCCACTGCAGTTTCCTGAAAGGTGTTCATTTTGAACACCTTCCTACCTGTTCCTTATGACTTATCCTGCTCACCACCTTTATGGGACAAAAGATATTTATAAAACGGACTGGTCGGATCGATTTCTTCCGTTTCCTTAGCCGCCTCCTGTTGAGCATAGTATTCCTCCATAGCTTTCACTTTGGCAGCACTGGCAGCCTTCTTTGCCTGCTGTTCCTGCTCATAGAGTGCCAGAGTATCCTCGTATTGATTTTCCAAGGCACTATGAAGCCAACCTGCTGGATTCTTGATGATCTTCTTCTCCATGGATTTCTTGAGCAAAGCACATTCCTTACTGACGAGCTCTTCGCCATAAGAACGGATATATTTGCGTATCGTTGCTTCTGATATGCCATATTGCTGGGCCAACAACAACAATCGTTCCATGCCCCAACCAGCTGATGCAGGAACCTTCTCCATGGGCAGCTGACTGGTACGAAGTGTTGTAGTTGTTCTTTGAGGAACCCTACTGTTGTTGTCTGTTGGTATTGGTACCGACAAGTTGGCAGATTCCATTTCGCCATCTTGTCTACTTCCATCGTGCCAATTTGGCAGATTGGGCCTGCCACTCTGGCACGATGCAGAAGGCGAACTATCCTCCGGTTCCCGAATTTCCCCATTCGGACAATTTGGCATAATGCTGATACCACTAAGCAAACCTTCCATCACCCCTTGATTTTCCTCATTCGGACAATCTGTCCTATTGGACCTGCCACTAACATATTCCGGCTCAGATTGTTCCTTTGGATAGCTGGCAGCGTCCGGCTTTTCGCTTTCTAATTCTTCCACGTCCTCTGTTGGTTCTTTATCCTCCAGTTCCAGCTGGTCCAGCAGATCATAATCGATGGTATACCACTTGGTACGATCAAACCCTTTGCGATTATAGTTGCCGGTCAGTACCAGCTTACGCTTTTCAAGGCTGGAAATTGTCCGGGCCAGTGTACGCTGTGACCAGAAAGGAAACTGTTTGCTCCAATCATTGACGGTGTTATATACCCACCGATGACCATCAATCTCATATTTAGCGTGCTCCAGCCGATAATGAAGCTGCTGCAGGAAGATAGCTTCATTCAGTCCAATCTTCTCTGCCAGTTTTGGCAGTACGACCAAAGGAACATCTGCAATCAAAAGCTTACTCATTACTATCACCCCGTTTTCCATCCAGGAAATTCAAGATATCCCGGAAACGTCTGACCCTGGCCTGCCACAAAGGAAGTTCTTTCTCTGATTGCGCCTCTGTTGCCATATCCAGCCAGGCCTTGGTCTCACAAAGCTGATCATAGACCTTCTTCCGTACCCAGCTGTTTACTTCGATGGGATCCGGTGCGATTAAGCTAACAGTCTCCTCTTTTTCAACAGGTGCAGTAATAGCCGGAGCAGGTTCTGCCGTTGCAGCTTTCTCTGTAGCCTTTCTGGCCTTCTGCACCGTACTCGTCGATACGTCCTCTCCATTGGACCGGATCTTCTCCACTACTGCATTCTGCTGATCTGGCTCCATGGAAGCTAAAGCTGCTGCAGCTGTTGGCTTGATTGTTCCAGCATCGATTTCGGCCCTTGATTTCCTCCGATACGTGATTGATGGCTTCTTTACGATGCAGCGTAGCCTCTGACATATCCAGCACATCCGCAAAGAACGTGCGGAACTTCCCTTCTACCGTCCCCACTCTGCTTTTCATGCTGGTAAATCTTGTACAGGATAGGCCGGATCATTGCAATTTCAGCAGCTTCTTCAGATGGTGTCAGGTGACGCCGCTGCCCCTTATTAGGAAAGACAATATTCAGTGTCTCCATTTCATCATTGGAAATTGCCTGCTCAAAATCATTGATGATCTCCCGATGGATAACCGGCATCATCGGCTTATCGATCCAGCCCTGTTCAAACCGATAAAGTTGGGCCAGCCGCCTGCGATGGCCGCTGGTCAGCATGAACCGTCCATCTTCGAGCTTACGGGCTGTAGCCGGTTCGATATTATGCGTCATCTGGATCATTGAAGCCAGCTGCTCAATATCCTCCAGACTATATTCTTTATTCTTGGGATTCGGCACCAGCTCACGGGCATCCAGCATCAGGATTTCTTCTGCTGCCGTTTTCTGCTCCGGCTGAGAATTCTTGTTCAACATCTTGGCGATGAGGCTTGCATTCTGTTTTTTCATGGCTCATTCCCCCATCAGCAGTTCCGTCAGGAAATGCTTCAAATCCTGGGCAAAGCCACAGTTTGGTGAATACTCAAAAATGCACTCGCCTTTTGCCGCAGAGGCTTCCAGTTTGTCCTTCGTATATCGAATCCGCTGATTGAATACAGGCGATATCGCATTGAGGTCCTGAACCATATTCATTCCATGCCAGGTCCTGTTGTATTTATTGAGCAGGCAGCCACGATAGCGCAGGCCCGGATTATATTCCTTGATTCCCTCAATATAGCCCAGCATCTGCTTCGCCCCGCGAATGCTGTACTTGTCCGGTGATGAAATGATGATGACCTCATCGCTGGCAACCAATGCATTGATTACCGACGCATTGATGGTCGGCGGATTATCGATCAGACAGATATCATACTGTTCCTCGACTTCCTGCATAGCCTCACGCAGGATATTCTGCTGGACGATATCCTCGTCCTTGATGATAACGACATTGGCATCCAACAGCGCCTCTGAGCTCGGTACAATATCAATCTTCGGATAACGGGTATGCTGGATCACCTCTGACAAGCCCGCCTTCTGCAGCAGGATATCGGCCAGCGTCCGTCCCTCTTCAATACCAAAGAACTGCGTGTCATTGCCCTGATCATCGTTATCGATAACCAGCACCCGTAAATCACAGCTTTCTGCCAGAGCATAGGCAAGGTTGACCGTGATGGTCGTTTTTCCTACGCCGCCTTTTTTGTTAATCAAGGAAAATGTCTTCATTTTTCTTCATCCTTTCGCTTAAATCAATAGAAATCCAAGCGAAAATCTGCTATAATGTTTATATCAATTCAAACACTATAGTGGACTTCCACTTGGAGACCTTGTCAGCGCCAACTGACAAGGTCTTTTTCTTTTACCACATTCTCTTTACACGGATCAGGACACCGTCCAGCTTGATGTAAGGATTCTCGATGAAATGATACTCCGCACAATCGTATTCCACCCGCATGGGCTGCCAAGTCAGCAGTTCATCATCGTCTCCCAGTTCATGATAAGGAGCATATACTTCGCAGGTAGAACCGCTGGTCAATTCCACATCCGTTCCCTCGATGCCATACCGACCTGACGGCAGCCTGGACAGATAACCGCTTACCCGGACGTCCGCATGCAGCATCTGCAAAAGATTCACTGCCCGGCTAACTGAACTGTTTTCGATGATTTCCAGATATTTTGCCAGTGTACGTTCTTCCTCAGTTGCTTCCCGTGGATCGAAACATGCATCCAACCACTCCAAGTCCTTCTGCAGACCTGCCAATGATGATTGAACTTCATACATCCGGGCTGCCATTCCTTCACGTAACATATTGATTCCCTCCAGTTCGTAAACAAAAAAAACAGACGTCTAATAATTTTAGTTATTAAACGTCTGTTTCAAAATACTATATGATTATCAGTAATTTACTCTCTACTCACTCTAGGAACAACACTACACTCACATCGATGAACTGTTTTATCTCCTTTTCGCGACTTCCATCCGGTAATCTGTGGAACACGAAATGTGGGCAGAAGTATTGATATTCAAGGACTTTCAGGTATCTGACCTTACTATCAACGCTATACTCTCCACGTGGTTCCAAGAGCTCATCTGGATGTTTTGAATATATTTTCAGTGTGTTTTTGACACCTATTCGTCCTTGGAAACAAGTCCACGGCATATTGTGCTTTTGTCCGTTCTTGGGAATATGTCCAATTTTATCCTTGAGATGGTGACTTGGATGTTTTTGCGAGAACGGAGTGTATCTAACAAGACGTAATCTTTGATACAATGCCCTTATGTGTTTTTAGCCCGGAAACCGCGCTATTTCTGGGCTTTTCTGCGTTTCGAGGCGTAGAGCGGGAGCTCACTTCCAGCTCTGTATTCGTATGCTGCTGCGGTTGCTGTAGCCAAAAGCGACACCCCCAATCTGCAATCGTTAAAAAGTATGGCTATCGTTGAAAGGTTCTTGTACACTCTGTCTATACCAGTAGTAAAGCCTTACATTTTCGAATAACCTTCTGTTTATTACTTAGCAAGAATAATAGAAATAATCTTTTGTATTTCATTTCCAGATAAAACTGCATAATCTTGCATATTGTCCATAATTGTTTTTACATTCGTATATTCTCCTGCTGTGGCAGAGATTCTTTTCCCTTTCACTTCTTTAAAAACAACATTCCCTTTTTCATCTATTTTCGGGAATGTAGCCGTCACATTTTTTTATTCTAAAATGGTATTATGAATTTCATTCTCTGAAATTCCATGAGCTACTGCCGTTCTATATTTATTGGCATCTTGGAATATCTTATCTTTCCGCAAGGCATTCAATTCATCATATAAATTTTTCTGATTGTCTTTCAACCACTTCAAGACATTACTTTTTAGCCGGTAATCAGATCCATAGTAATAATTCAAAAGCTCAACAATTGAATCCCACACAGCGGACATCTTTAAATAATACGTGTCGGAAAAATACGTGAACCAATATTTTCTCATCCAATGTTCTTTTTTAAAATAGGGAAAATATTGTATTGATTCTCCGTTTTCTCCTGGAGAACTATACCACGGATCATCCGGTATCCCTCTATCGTAGTAGTGTCTACAAAAACAGTATGTGATTTTGCAATCGCCAATTTTATTGTTATGCTGTTGAATTATTTCTGGTAACTTTGGCTTGCCTATACTGCCAATAAAATCATCGATAATCCCAAATTTACTGCCGTCTATTATCATGTTATCAAAATAATTTACAGCTAAGAAATCATCCCATTCTTGTTGGGACAACAGTTCAAATGATTCCTCAATTCTTACGTTCATACGATACCTCAATAAAAATGCTTATTCCACTCCCAGCGCCTTAAACACTGCGTCCTCCGCGCTCTGATAAAAGATAATCTGAAAATTTCCCATCAGCTCCGGCGGGACAGTTCCCATATCCGCTGCCGATGTGATCGGAAGCAGAATCTTCTTCGCTCCGCTATCAAGGCACACCTGTAGCGCGTTTGCCAGCTCATCCACCTTGATCATAGAACCGGCGATACTGATCTCTCCCAGCACGGCAAGAGAACTCTGTGTCGGACGATTCAGCGCAATCGAGCAAATAGAAATAACCGTCGGCAGAGCCAGTTTATCCGTGATCCCGATTCCCTGCAGATCCTGATAATTGATGTTGTAATCCTTTGCCGTCATGCTAATGGATCCACTGATCCGTTTTGCATTCGCCTTCAGGAAATTAAAAGCCGTGTTCGTCGCTTCCTTGGCGCCGCGGTCACTTCCAAGCCCAGTACATGCCAGCTTTCCTGTTCCGGGAAGCATCTGTGACTCCAGCCGGAACACACCAATCATGCCGGACTTTCCTCTGGAAACCGTGTACACCTGTCCCGGATTGCAGATTCCTTCCGGAATCAGCTTGCCGCCACCCTGCTCCGGAACGGAGACATATTTTTCTTCAAAGGTCTCGTTATCAATATAGCTGAAATTCACATCATAGAACTCCATGCCGCCCAGTTTTTTCAGCTGTTCCTTGACACGGCGGCGCATTTCCAGAGCCAATTTTAGAACCTCTTCGACCTCATCCTTACCGAATTCACCATTCGGGTACATCAGCTTCAGATAGCCATCCACCATCTTCCGGACTGCTATGACATCACGCTGGTTCAAATTCTTACCAAGGCGGAAATAGTGATCCAGTGCGTCACCGTACTGTTCCTTTCGCATCTCCCGGATCCATCCCGCCAGATAATCCGTAATGAACCCATAATCATTGGTGAAATGCTCCGGCCGGAACTTCGGAACCTCCCATCCTGGCAGATAGCAGTGAATACGGTCAAGGAACGCTGTATCGGTTCCCATTTCCGGCGGGAACGGATCAAAGAGGCTGGATGTCTTCAGGAGCACATCGACACTCTGATTGATATTGCCAACGAAAACCATCGACGCAGAAGCAGCCTTTTCTTCCTTTCCACGGGCAAAAGAACCAGATGCCATGTAATCCTTCATGATCTGAATTCCGTCGTTATCTTTGAATTTGATCCCGGCGACCTCATCAAACGCCACACAGTCCCACAGCCCGACAAGCCCGATAGTCTTTCTTCCCATATTGTAGAAAAGATTCGCGACCGTCGTCTGGCCTCCGGAAACAAGAATACTGTTCGGCGATACCTCTTTATAGAGATACGACTTTCCGGTCGAACGTGGTCCGAGCTCACAGAGATTGAAGTTATTCTCGATCAGCGGAATCATCCGGGTGAGAAGCAGCCATTTCTCTCTGTATGTCAATTCATCCGGTTCCATTCCGATCGAGCGCATCAGAATATCGAGCCATTCATCCTTCGTGAAGTCTTTTCGTCCTTCTTTCAGGCCATCCATATCCACGCTTGGCAACTGGATCGGCGTAAGCTTGCGGATGCTGATCGGCGTCAGGTCCTTCTGCTTTTTCCGCTTCGACTGAATGCGATCGCCGGAAGGCGAGATAATATCCGGCACCGCGTCTTCGCCGGAATCATATTCCAGCTGAACAATACACCAGATTCCGCCGCAGAGCAGGCGATCATACTTCTCCGGGTACTCTTCACTGATTGGAATCCCGGCAAGGCCGAGATTGGAGAAGCTTGCCTCATACTCGTCATAACGAAGATTGAGATTCACCGTCACCATATCGATAATGGTGTGGCTTCCTCTCTGACGGAGCTTCGACAGAACCTTCTGCGCTTCATCTGGACGGACAAAGTTATCCGCCAGAATCCGCTTCACATTTTCAATACCCTGTTCGATGACTTCCTCGTCATCAGAGCTGCAGTACTGGCCGAGAAGAAATTCCAGGACATAAACCGGCACATTTGCGCCTTCCTTGATCTTCTTGGTCAGGTCCTTCCGCACGATCTTTCCGTCAAAGTTCTGACGGAGCTTTTCTTTTATGATTTCACGGGTGCTCTTTTCCCCGGTAGAAATATCATCCATTCGTATCACATCCTTTAGCTGAAGAAATCGAAGTCATCCACAGCAAAAGCAATGTCTATGGAGAATTCTTCGCGCTGTGGCAGCTGCAGACCGCTTTCGTCCGCAATCACCAGATAATAGCTCTCTTTATTACTGTATTTCATTGATTTCAGGTTGAAGCTCACGCGGAACGTTCTATCCTGATTATTGTCACTCGTCTTATTCGCAATCACCCGCTGCGTATCGCTGACCTGCTTTCCTTCCGAATCAACAAAGTACAGAAGATAGTTTGCAGCTTCACGATTGGCTCCGACCGGTTCTTTCTGATAAAAATTCAGAGAGAAAATCATATTGCTGATCTTCCGGCTTGCCGAGAGCAGGCTCAGCGTCACAGGGTTGGTATCATACTTTTTCTTATTCTTCTGATACCCGACGCTGTCCGTGCGCATGTAATGGTAATCGATTACCGGCACGACCATTTCCTGCAGGCTGATGCCACCATGCACGAAATTCAGGCCGCCACCTTTCTTTTTGATTCGGGTATTCCCGATCGGCGCAAAAGCGTCATACTGCGTGCCGTCCAGGAATTTTACCGGAAGCAGATACTCTGGCTTTGCGCCTTTTTTCGTAATGAGGTAGCGGCGATCTACTTCTATATCATCGGCTGAAGATGTCGTCTTATCCACCTTTGCATCCTCTGTCAGTGGCTTATAGGTATAGATAAAGCCGTGGTCAGAAGTGATGTATATCCTCGTTCCGCTGAACTCATTGACAATGATACGCACCATGTTCTTGAGCTCGGAAATCGCATCACTGCAAGAGTCAAAAACAAGTGCTTCATCGGTATGGCTGGTCTCATCAATCTTGTCATGGTAGATATATACGACATCCATGCCCTTTACCAGAGCGCTGCGCTCAGCACGCTTCATCTTGATGATATCCTTATATTTCAATGCCACGCTTGCCGGATTCGCTTTCTTCAGGATTCCGTCCCGGTACTGCGCATCTGTCGGCTGGCCGTCCGCCAGAACGCCCACGACGCCATTCGATTTCAACTCCGCCGTCAGTTCCTTATGCGGCAGAAGCGCCGTCATGCCAAACTTCGTCACAGTCGGGAAGATTCCTTCACAGGACGACAGCTTCACTTCCGACTGCGTTTCCCGGCGTAATTCTTCCGAAAGCGTAGCAGCTACCTCATAGCGCATCGCATCAGAGATGATCACAAAGACACGTGTGTCCGCGTTTTGTACATAGGTCCTATAGAAATCCCGCTGCTGCGGAACTTCCAGAATCCTACCGTATTCCCTCAGGTTATCCGCTGCCGCGTTCGCCCAGTCTGAACCGAGATTATCCAGGTACCAATTTGCGTACAGCCCTTCCACACTATCCGCTACATGCTTGAACAGATCATCCAGCAGCGGATTCGATGAATTCAAAGATTCCCCGAACGCGACATGGAACAGCCTGTAGCAGGTATCCATCTTATAATAATCAGTCGTATATTCTTTCCAGACCTTGTGCGGTTCCACAGTATGGAATCCGGCGGCATGGTTCAGATAGAACTGCTGCATGTGCGAGACTTCCAGAACGCCCTCATAGAAATTCTGAACCCGCTCATACCAGAGCATCGTCCGGCGCTGCTCCACAGTCTGTGTGATGACATCTACGTTAATCGTATGGTCGATGATGTCCGTCATCAGCTTTTTCAAAATGCATTCGTCGATGCACGGGAAGATTTCTGTGCTGACAAGCTCTTCAATCGGAAGCTGACTGAACCTTGCCGAGAGACGCAGTTCATCTTCGGTTTCTCTTGCGATGTTATAAAGCTCCTGCGTCTCATCTGAATGCATCCACTCAGACATGAAATCATAGCAGTAGCTCTGATGCGGGATGGAGATAAAACCGTCCAGTCCGATCAGATTGTCCATGCGCATCGTCCGCGTCGCGGCAGTCATCAGGATGTGGCAGGAGAGTCTGCCAAGATCCGGAGTTTTCTCACGATAACCAGTGACCTGAGCCACCATCTGCCAAAAGACAGTATCCGCACCGTATTTCACCAGTGACTGGTAGATACTGTTTTGCTCCTGATCAGTTCCGGCACGAAGCACCGTCCGGATCAGAAGATTCGGACCGGTATCTTTCACGCCGCAAAGAACAGCAATCACGGCCTTATATAGCTGTACAGGCGCGGTAACCTTCTGATTAAGATTCGCCACCTTCGTGCGGTGCGCCTTTGTTTTGAAGAAAGAGCGGTAATTCTTGACCGTCTTCCGCAGGTTCGCCGTATTCTCGATACCCATCTCCTCGAGCCAGATGGAGACAAGATCCGCGCGGAACTCCTCACTGTAGAGCTGCACCGGCAGGAGCCAGTTTTTTTCATCCGGATAGGTGACCGGGCAATAGACGCAGAAGTTACTCGTCCTGTCATCATGCGTCAGAAGCTTCTTTACTTCAAAATTATTCGTCTCATCCAGAGCGATGAGCTTTGCATCCGCCAGTTCGATTTCTCCGTTCTGAACCTTCTCCTCGAAATCCCTGTCCTCGTCGTACCAGAAGATGATCCGGCGCTGATAGAACTCCGGAAGCGGAGCAGCAAACCGGCGGTTTAATTCCTGTATTACTTTATCTGAATCAGGCAGAGCCATAAGCTTCGCCTCCTTTACTTTATCTTCGCCAGAACATCCTGGAATATTGCGTAGTTGTGTTTCACGCCGTCATCCAGATCGATCTCTATCATCTGATCTGCAAGGTGATGAATCTTCTCTTCATAGAGACGTGTTTCCTCAGCCTGATCCTTGAGTTTTGTCATCAGCTTATTCAAGCGAACACGCTCGGATGTCGGCGCTCCATTTATCTGGCGTTCCAGACCGGAAATCGCCGTACGGTAACGCGCCTGCTGTTCATGAACATAGTCTGTGCGGATACGGGCAATGGTGTCCGGCTGGTAGCGGTGCATATACACAAGGCACTTGAATCCATTCTTCTTACCAGAATCAAAAAGCCAATAAATCGGGCGCTTCTGATATGTCTTGCAATGATCCCTGTAAAAATCCTTTATGAAATAATTTCGGATGACTTCACGTGATGTAGCGCCTTTTTCACCCAGCGCATCTGCGATAAACTTCAGATTCTCCTCCAGTGTACCCTCGCCGTATACTGTGCGGACAAATTCCACAAATCTGCCTACAATGTCGTCTGTAAAATACTCATCATCCGTAATGGGAATAATAGCGTCTTTGTCCGGAATGAAAGTTTTGTACTTCGAGCCGTCCCAATTTCCGCCAGCATAGGCGAGACCGTCTACATCAAGAGAATAGCGCCCCATCATGCAGCCGACGGCGTAGGAGACAAACGAGCGGATATCCCGACCGAGGTCAGCCTTGCGGACAGTTACGTCCTTGTCCTCTTCCTCCGGCGTCAGTTCTTCCTGCAAGCCATAGATGTCTATAAAAATGCGGTTCAGTTCTTCCTCGTTGGTCTTGAGTTGGTTAAAACGATTGGCACATTCCTGCTCCCAATTCCGATAGGCATCGGTTATCCCGTTCATCACAAGAAAACCATTCGACGCTTCCTGTGCGACCTGTTGAGGAGAGAACACAGAATACTGCAACAAAGGATGCCGCTTGAAATCCCATGAGGTTTCAAAAGAGTCCCAATCTTGCTTTGAAGCCTTTATACACTGCATCACAATGGCAACTATTGTGCCCACATTACCTCTGCTAAGAATAAATGGAGTAGCACGTATATCATCAACATTTTTATTCATTGTTGCCGTTACAATGTTCAGAAACATGATGTTTATTTTACTATTCATTAGTCCTAATGCATATAGCAAGGTGTCATCCTCGCTTACAAAAGCACAATGCGCGCCTGAACCAAAAATAGCTCCAACATCAGTAAATCTAAAAGACAAGGAACCACTTGTTAGCGCTGACCATGTTATGCCTTTCCGAAAATAGAACTGTGTATTCTGAATAGTGCGAGAGGCGCTACGATAAAGCTCAGTTGCATATTCCTTTATTTCTTCTCCATCATTCTCATAATTGATTACCCACTCTAAGTTTCCGTACCATTTTCTATATGCACCACCTTTGTTCATAGGAAACCATTTTTTATGAAAATTGTTCCTCTGTATAAGGCTAGCCTTTTCAATATTAATTTCAAACCAAAACTTCAGAAATCTATCATTATCAGAAGTTGCAAGTCCATGTCTCGGAAGGACAGTGTTCCCTATAGGTTGATTATCATATGTTTTATAGACATTTTTACTCGCCCAATACGCTACCGGGCTACCCGGAATTTTGGAGAAGTTGGACTGCGAAGATTTAAATCTATTATCTCCTCTCAAAAACATATCTTCTTTGCCCTGCTGAGTTGTCGGCTCAATCAGACGACAGTATATGCCTTTGTAATTCTGAATTGAGCAATTCATCAAGACAAAGCTCGTTGTCTGAACTACTTCTCCACCAATCTCCTCGAACGCACGTGCTCCGAGGTGTGCCATATTGATGGTCGTTTTTTGTAGCATCTTTTTACGGAGCTTCTCAAAACTGCTGAGAAACATCCATGCATGCTGTGTGATCATCGCCTGATAGTAGTCTTTCTTTACCATCTGACCGCAGCGTTCGATGAAGACAGCGAACAGATCAGACTTGCTGTCCGGATAATGCTTCTTAATGAATTCAGACAGCTTTCCGCTCATGCCCGAGGAGCCCATGTACGGCGGATTTGTCACCACAGCATGGTACTTCTGCGCCATAGTCTCCGCCATCTGTACAAACGGCAGAAGCTCATCCAGAACCTGATACGTGTACAAATTCGGATTCCCGTTCCGTATCTCGTCAAACCGGGCATAAAGCGCCGGGAAGTCCACCGGCTTCACATCCAGAATCGATCCGTATTCCTTCGCATCATGCAGATCAGAAATGAGCGAATTCAACGCAGACTTCAGTTCTTTGCGCCCATCTGTAAAAAAGTCGATCATGTGCGGATCAAATCTGTTGCTCTCCATGATGGTATAGACCTGCGGCTGGATTCCACGGGAAAGGAACCTGCGGTCATACTGGCAGGCTTTCATCATCACAGCAAAATAAGCAAGCTGCGCCGCGCGGTCGTCTATGTCGAGGCCGTAGAGATTATTCTTCACAATGCTGGAAGCCGCGTCTCTGGCTGTATATCCATACGCCTCATAAATCTGCATCAACACGTCGAACATGTAGCAAATTATGTGACCGCTGCCCATGCAGGGATCGACAGCGCGGATCTGATCAGGCGTGAGCGTCGCATATTCTTTTTTGATCTCGTTAAGCTGCTTCTGAACTTCCGGTTCCTGCTTTGCTTCTTCCAGATAATATTTCCAGCTTTCTTTCAGGTCATCATTCGGATGACCTTCTACCCACAGACGCCCGAGAGAGTTCTCGACCATATAGCGGACAATCCAATCCGGTGTGAACAGTTGTGTAGCCGCTGGGATTTTCTCTTTTGTGATCTTCTTATTCTTCTTGAGGTCAGCAAAGACCTTGTCCTTCGGCTCAGTGTTGTAATATTGATACAGCCAGCCGATGATTTGCACCTGATCCTTCCAGTCTTCCTCAGGAATCTGTGCTACCATCTGTTCAATCACGCTGCCATCTCTGAGCAGATTATCTGGAAACAGAAGCTCCGTGTAGTCCGCAATCTTTTGGAACATGCCCGGCAGAACACCCGAGAGCGCATTGCACTGCGTGATGATAAGGTACTTGAACAGTGCGTCGTCATCATTAGCATCCTTCAGGGCATAGACTTTCTCCATGTCGAGACCGTCCAGATCCAGATGAATTGCCTCGGCCAGGATCTCCGGCTTGAACTTCCCGTTTTCATCCGTAAACACACGAATTCGGGACGGAAGGTAATTATTGACCTCCATAAACCGCAGGGCAGAGAAGCGGTTGAACCATGTGTAGGCGACTTCCTCCATCACCTGATCCTGTCCCTTTTCCTTTACCTGAGCGATCAGCGCCGCACGCTGCTTCTTCTCATCCGCTGTCAGAAGAACGCCATGCGCAGAGTCCGCATTTGGATCTGCATCCGCGCTGATTTCATATTGATCTGCCTTCTGCGACACGCGCTCAATGAGTTCGTTTCTTGCCCAGACGGCGTATTTCTTTATTGCATTCTTATCCATGAAAGAGTCCTCTCTTAGTTCAGTTTGATTCCGTCGCAGTCCTTCAGAAGCGCAGACAGATAGGAGCGCATTCTCTCCACATAGGCATCCACATCATCCTGGCTTTCCAGCGTCGCCTGCTTGAATATTGCCTGACGGTAGTAATTCTTGATGTGCTTCTTCGGATGCTTATCCTTATCGTCGTCTGGCTCCACCGGCTTCGGCGGCTTCTTGGCTGCCTCGATAGCAGCAACCGTATCATCTTTATAATTCCACATCTGCGTGGTCATGCCGTCGAGCAGGACAATGGTTCTTGTTGTGGCGATCTGGTTCTTCATCTGTGTGAAGTAGTTATCCGCTTTCTCTATGGCATTTTTGAATTCGCCGCCTTCGCCTCCGGCCTGATGAATCTCCGCAAGGCACTGACGCACGATTTCAAGAAGCTCGGTGCGCTTGTCTTCGAGCAGCTTGTTATGTCCGGCGCGAACCTTGTCCATCAGAGCGTTAAGCTCCGGGATCTTCTTATAAACAGCCGGATTACTGCCGTTCACCATCGTAATCTTCCGGATCTGGTTCAGCGCGGTATTGGTCTCTTCATCCTTCTGGATATACGGCAGATCGTTCCGCAGATCGGACTCCATTTTCACAGCTGCATCAAATACCGTGACCTGATTCTTGAAGAATGCCTCCACCGGCTGCATGTCTTCCTTGCTGTCAAACAGATCTGTCTCATCAGCCACAAGCCGGTCAATCAGGGCGATGTCGTCCTTCTGCTGCGAGAGAACATCGTCCATCAGCTTAATGGCAGCTCTTACCTTGTCGTGATCCGGATATTTATGACCTTCATATTTCTGGTTCAGTTCCTCATAATGGTCCCTCTGTTCTGTAAACTTTTCCAGAATCAACTTCACAAGAGCATCCTGATCATCTGGCACGTCCATGATGTCGAAGTACTCCCGCATGATTTCCTTTGCGGCCTTCATTTTTTGTGCGGATGCAGACTGCTTCATGGAGATCATAGCCTTGCCGCGTTCCGTCTTCTTGCGGAGCATATCCGGAAGTTTCGGATTATCCGGACGAATCTGTGCACCGCCATATTTGATCGTGACCTTCTGCTGATAAATCAGAAGAGCTACAACCGCGGCGATGTCTATTTCCTTCCAGCCATACGGAATCTTCTGATACCGCGTCTGGATATCGTCCATCGAAGTCGGAAGCTTCTTCATGGACTGCATTTCGAGATATTCTTCGACCTTTGCCGCGGCGTCCCGGTTATCCTCTGTTCCTTCCATCTGCGGATTCGTGCCGCGCAGAATTTCAATTACGTCCGCGTCGGTCTCTGCATTCTTTGTGATGAGGTCAAGCTCACTGTAAACATGAGCCACGAGATATTCGAGCGCCTGATCTATTTTGGAAACAGGCGTCCCGCTCTTGATCTCAATATGCTCGCCGTCCACATAGAACTCCGCGCCTGAGATAGCCTTTTCCAGTTCTTCCTTGGCGCTGGTCTCATACTTTCCGGCCTCATCCTGCTGGTCGCGGATAATGTCCTGTACGGATTTCGCCAGCTGATTCACATTGCGCTGCTTCACATACTTGCGAATCTTCATGGCGTTTTCCAGAGACTCGTAGTATGGCGTATCTGCGAGCACGACAATGGCGGCTCCCTTGGATTCCGTCATCAGACGCAGTTCCTGCTTGTCCGTCACGTCCGCAGCTACTGTTAGGAAGCGGAGCGTCATGCCACCAGTCACCGCACCGATAGAAGTAGAATCCACCATTTCATCAAACGGGAAGTCGTACTTCCCATAGCGGTATTTCTTCTGTGTATAGATGTCGCCGAAGATCATATTGCCGATGCGCTCCACGATCTTGGCGGTATCTACAGACGTATTCGCGATGTCCCGTGCAATGTCCTGCTCTTCATCTGTCAGGAAGATATAGGTATCGCCGCGGCGGTCGATATAGTTCTGGCTCTTCAGACGGTCCAGTGACTTCTGTACTGTCTGCCGGAGCTCGATCTTGTCCGTCCGGATATCGTCTGCCATCAGAATGACGATGTTATCCAGGTTCGCCTTCACATCGTCGATGTACCGGATCAGATAGAGAAGCTTCAGTACTTTGACGTCATAATCCTCAATTCCATCATGATTATCGGCGGCCTTCTGGCAGCGCTCAATCACGCGGCGGATCGAACCGTCAAGGAAGGAATGCACGCTGTCATAGAACGGGTAAAGAGGAGCAATTGCATGCTCATCCTTATTCTCGATAGACCTTGCCACAATCTGAAATCCGTCGAGCATGGAACGCTCTGCACCGGAGTAGTGTTTTCCGGCTGCGCCGTGCTTCCGGATTTCGGAGAAAATCTTCTGGATCAGAATGAACTGATACGGCACAAACGGATAATTCACAACGAATTCCTCCGCGCCGCTGTAGCCTTTGATATCCAGAACAGAATCCGTAAAACTGAAGAGATTCTTCAGCACATAGTCATTGCGGTCATAGAGATCCCGGAGAACAGTCTTTGCTTCCGGCTTCTTTGTCAGGAGTCGTTTCTGGATGACTTCATCCACGGCAGAAGAGGACAGGGAAAGCCTTGTCTTGAATCTTGCCTGAATACGGGAGAACTCATCCATGCGGACCTTGATGATCTCATCGATGGCTTCCTGCCCAGTGCAGACGATCCATACCTTCCCGCCACACTCGCTGCCGACCTTCTCTACAAGCGACTGAAGATTCAGGAGCAGATTTGTATCTGTACCAACGTACTGGCCAACTTCATCGACCATGAACAGAAGCCTGAAATTCTTCGGCTTGCTGTTCACATAGTCCTTAATCTCAGATACGAGCTGTGCAATGCTGATCTCTGCAGTCTCTGTCCCGTTGAACCAGTTTCGGGCAGCGGTCTCACTCATACCGAGCACTTCCTCGAGCGTCTCGACCACATCATCCTCGAAGAAGCCAAAAGACTCTCTTGTCTCCACCCACGTAGCGCCGTTCTTTTCTTCAAACACGCGGCGGAATTCTTCTGTCTTTCCCTGTTTTGCGACGAACTGCTCAAGCTTGGCCACCTTCAGGTCCTCCCCAAGAAAGCCAAGATGGTTATAGAACATCTTCGCGAAAACCTTCAGCACCGCGGTATTGTCCTTGTTACTGAAGCCTTCAATATCGATATTAAAAAGGATTGTCTCCGTCGGTGCCTTCGTCGCCTTATCGATCAGCATGAAGGTCGCCGGATCATCCGCAAATTTTTTACGGAACCGCTCAACTGTAGGAATTCCATTGATTGTCCTGTTTTCCAGAATATAAGAGAGCATCTTCAAGAAGTGAGATTTACCACTTCCAAAGAAGCCGGAAATCCAGACACCGATATCCGCTGTCGGCGTATCAAAAGCGTCGTCGTAATAATTGAAGAAGGTGATAAAGTGCCGCTTCAATTCACGCGTAATAACATACTCGTTTAATTCCTGTTCGGTTGTCGTGTCTTCCTGGTCTACCTTGATGACACCATTTATCTTTCGGTTGATGTCATCGACAAACATGTCCTGAATTCTCATATGGCGGCTCCTCCTATATCACATTAAACGCCCTATAATAAGGGTTTGGTTTTAATCGATCAAATAACTTCACATGCCTTCCATCAAACGTCCCAGGATACATTACCAGAATCGGAACGCCTCCAACTCGTGGCTGCAAGGCTTCCAGCAGCATGTGAATCCGCATGAACGGGAAAACGTCGCCGACTCCTGTCAGGAGTAAGACATCTCCCTTTTCCGGAGCCTGGCTACAGATCTTGTCCACATATGCCTGCACGGTGATGGATTTTTCAATCATCTTCTGAAGCTGATCTTTTCCACGTTTTTTCTCCTGATCTGCCATGCGGGAGAGAATGCGTTTATCCTCGCAGCACCGCAGAAAGATTTCATATAAGTTGTTTTCTTTCAGATGACACGGCAGCGTCTGATCTGTCAGAATCTGTTCTACGAAGTGGCGGACGCGCATTTCATCCTTTGCCTCATAGCAGAACATCCTGATATTTACTTCGTTGGACAGCCCGTTTCCTTCCAGAAAATCTGGGTCTTTCAGGAGCTCCCGAACTTTATCCAAACGCTCATCTATTTCTCCGCTCATATTTCCTCCGTAGATATACAGTTAAAGGCCGGTAATGCCTGTGACATTCCATCGTTTCTGATCGCATTTTCAAGGACCGGACTGATCAAAACCGGATTCAGATGGTCTGCCTTCGTGCTGTCCAGATATTCATTCTCTACGAGTGTTTTCGTCAGCACCTGCCGGACCTTCGTAATAGTGGAATCACTCCATGTGGCCACCCAGTCATCCTGCTCCTGCAGCCGCATGAAGAATGTATTCAGATCCACTCTGCCGAATGAGCTGTCGAGCTTCTGGTATTTCTCCCCGATGACCGTCAGCATGAAATCCCATACCAGACGGTACTGCCGCATCATGGCATACAGGCATATCTGCTTTGCCACGTCACTCGGCTGTGTCGCAATGGCCGTAACAAGCGAATCATCCTCCATTGCTTCAAGCCTCCGGATGCAGGCAAGCGCCATCTTCCGGACAGACTTTTCCGTCGGATACTGAAACAAATTCTCCGCCACAATATGTTCAACCACGGCATCCTTATCAAGCCCGTCGTTTACGAGCTTTGCCGTAGTACGCATTTCATAAAACAAAAATTGTTCCCGCGTAATCGCGGCATTATATGGACTGGCTTCTTTGAGTGCCTTGTTTGTACTTTGCGGCATTCTTCTTTTCCTCCGGTTTATTGGCGGCTCCCTTTTCATCATCATCCGGAACCGTTTCTACAATTTCATTGATATTGCAGTTCAATGCTTCGCAGATCTTCAAAAGCACATCGGTCGTCAAGTTTTCGCCTTTGCCGAGCTTCGCAAGGGAAGCTGTGCTGATTCCGCTTAATTCCCGCAGATCCTTCTTTGACATTTCCCGTTCTGCAAGTATTACCCATAAGGGTCTGTAACTGATACGCATACGCACCCCCATCAGTTTATTTCTCGTCATCCTCTGACGGCACTTCGCCTGATTCGTTTTCTGTCTTCTTAGCCCATGACCATCCGAACAGCTCACCGCCGTCGCTATGAAGTTCGATCACGCGGGTATCATAGACTGTCTTTGCTGTATATTCCGTAAACGCCTTATGCTTATCGAACGATATGAAGACCTGCTTTCCGCTGTTCATATAGAGCTGCATAATCTTGTCAATGGGCAGGTCAGCTATGTTCTTGAAGATCAGGGAGTCATGAACGATAAACGGAAGCGCAGTGGTCTTGAATACGCTCAGGTCAAAAATGATGAGATTCTTATAATTTTCTCCTGTGCCGGAATTCCAATCACAGCCGAAGGTGTACTTCGGATTTCCATTCTTTGCATCTGAAAATTTGATCTCAGGAGCATACTGTTTCCCGTCGTATATAAAATCGTCCATCCGAACCATTTCCTGATTGATTATGGTCTGAACAGTATCCAGCTGGCTCTTTCTGGCGTCCTCCATGCGGGTCTTGGCGTCTTTAGTCTCATTGGCAAGCTTCTGGGATTCATCGTATCCTTCATTCTGCGTCTTCAGGAAATTGATCCTGCTGCGCAGCCGGACGGTCTCATCCAGAAATTTCTTCGAGACATGTGTCGAAACGCCAAGCTTTGAAGTAGACATTCACGTCTGTCTTGATACGAAGATACAGTGCAAAATCACTGATTTTCTGCCTGACCGGAACCGGATCATAATTCAGGTCGATATCTGTAGGCGGCTTGATGAACGGAATCTTTTCTATCACATGCCTGACGCCTTCCTGCACATGCTGATCGGCTCTGATCTCCTGATCATCATGAGCATTGACAAGCGCTTCTTTTATTTTCGTCATTCGGGCAATATCATCAGGAGTCTTAAGAGCAGCGTACTTTGCCGTGCATTCCGGGCAAAGCGCGATTAGATTGGATTGCTCATTGGAAGAATTGCTTGGATCAATAACTGCGACGTCATAGATCAGCTCGGTATGTCCGTCGCGGTATGTAAACAGTGATTTCTGACATCCGTCATTTGGGCATACGCTTCCGGTTTCGGCCACAAGGCCTATGCCGTATTTTTCTTTCAATGTCGCCATTTGAATGGCAGGGACACCGCCGCTTGTTGCTGCAAGAGTGGTGTCTTTTGTTTTTGGCGCAGCCGCATGGTCGATGATGTCCTTGAACCGCTCTGCTATACACGCGCAGTAATTGCTGCTGTCAATATCCGGAAACCACGGTCTGAACGAATCACAAAGATACTCAATCGTGTCATCGGAATCCGTCTGAATGTATTCAGCAAAATTCCCGGTATCAAGAGAACCGGAAATCTTGGAGGCAAGTTCCGATATATCATTCTGCCCGTAGTAATAGGCCTTGTAAGTCCGTGGCAGGGTTTCATCAACGGGATCGTCTTCAGATTCTGGCAAATAGATCTTTTCAAATAATTCTTTGGCAAAAGCCTCAACTTTCCTGTTCCGCCGATACTTCATCGAAAGCCGTTTCGCGAAGATTTTGAATTCAGTATCTGCCAATAGAGACCCCTCCTTCCATGCGTACATGTACGGTCAAGTCGTGTACTCTCGGGAGCGGTGAAAAATGCCGTTTCCCGTATACTCAAGATAACAGGAGAGAGATGAACCGTCCGACATGAAACCGATGATAAATTATTATATCACATTTTCGCGCGATGTTCAATCTTATATTTGTCATCGCAAATTATCTTACAGCGATGCAACAGCTTATTCATTTCTTGCAAATCGCCCTGAGCAAGGCGTTAAAAGGCTCATTGCTATAGCCGTTCACCCGGCATGCAGAGGTGGCTCGAGAATATGCCGATACGCTCCAATTTACAACGGCTACCGACTTTTTGCACTACGACGGAGTATGCTGGAACGAATCCGACGAACAGGCTCTCGCTGTAGTGCAGGAGTTAACCGATAGGCAGCTACAAGAAGCGGAAACTGCGGAACGTGCTGCCTGGCAAAAGCTGAAGCAATCCGGTGGGTCTGATGTGTTAGTCGGCTCCGGTGCAGCTAAGGCAAAGAAGCTGTTCGATGCAGCACAACTGGCAGCCTTTACCCAATATGCGATCGCAAAGGAATATAAAACGTTCGTCATTAAGCGTCGCGATACCAAGTATTTAAACTCCTGCCTGCAGGCGGCAAAACCCATGCTGCAATGTAAACCGACAGAGCTCGACAATAATGAATTCTTACTGAACACCCCACTAGGCACATATTATCTGCCCGATGGATTATGTGGCATACATCCGTCAACAGCAACAGATAAAATCACCAAGGTAACAGAGGTTTCGCCCGGTGACAATGGAAAAGATTTGTGGCGTTCTGCTATCAATACCTTCTTTTGCAAAGATGCAGAGCTTATTGAGTATGTCCAGCAAATCGTGGGACTGGCTGCTATCGGAAAAGTATACGTAGAAGCGCTGATCATCGCTTACGGTGAAGGTCGTAATGGGAAATCCACCTTCTGGAATGTTATCTCCCGAGTACTTGGCACCTATAGCGGCAACATATCAGCAGATACATTAACTGTCGGCTGCCGCCGGAATGTAAAGCCGGAAATGGCCGAGGCTAAAGGGAAACGGCTGCTTATTGCCGCCGAGCTTGATGAAGGTATGCGGCTCAACACCTCCATCATCAAGCAATTATGCTCAACGGATGCGGTCTTTGCAGAAAAGAAATATAAAGATCCCTTCCAGTTTATTCCCAGCCATACCTTGGTGCTCTATACCAATCACCTACCCCGCGTCGGTGCCAATGATCCCGGTACCTGGCGCAGGCTCATTGTGATACCCTTTAACGCTCGTATTGAAGGAAACGACGATATCAAAAATTATGCAGACTACCTGCTGAAAAATGCAGGCGAGTATGTCCTGGCTTGGATCATTGAAGGGGCACAGAAGATCATTCATAAAGAATTTCCAGCTTACCACACCAGCTTGTGTGCGGGAAGCCATCGGCTCGTATCGTGAAAACAACGACTGGCTCGGCCATTTTCTGGATGAGTGCTGTGAGCTTGGCGAAGCCTATCAGGAAAAATCCGGTGATTTTTATACTGCGTATCGAAACTTTTGTAATGTTACCGGTGATTATGTGCGAAATTCTGCCGATTTTTATACTGCCATTGAACAAGCCGGGAATCGTACGGTTCAGAAATCGCCAAGGCCGGTTTGTTCGCGGAATACGGCTGACAGAAAAAGCCATTTTAAACTAAAGCGTGACACCTCCGACACCTCCTACCCTAAAGTCTCTATAGGCCCTTAAAAATTAACCCCTATAGGAAGTTATAGTAACCAGGTGTCGGGGGTGTCACACATCTTGATGAAAAGTCGATACTAAACACTCTGACGGAGGAAATCATGCGAGAAAAAATAATCGAACAGCAGCTTGTACAGGCTGTAAAACATAAGAGACGGCATCTGTCCCAAATTCGTCTCCCCCGGATATGACGGGATGCCGGATAGATTGGTGCTGCTGCCCCATGGACGCATTGCCTTTGTGGAGCTTAAAGCACCCGGAAAGAAAATGCGTCCGCTACAGGTACATCGGAAGCGCCAGTTAGAAGCACTTGGTTTTCCGGTATACTGCATCGACAATAGTACGCAGACTAGGAGGAATGCTGGATGCAATACAAACCTCATGATTATCAAACCTATGCCACAAACTTCATCCTAAAAAATCCAACGGCTGCCATTCTACTGGATATGGGATTGGGAAAAAGCGTCATTACCTTAACCGCCATAGAGCAATTAATCTATGACAGTTTTGACGTCCATCGCGTATTAGTGATTGCACCCCTGCGTGTAGCACGAGATACTTGGCCAGCAGAAATCCAGAAATGGGACCATCTGCATGATGTAACGTATGCCGTTGCTATTGGTACGGCTACGGAACGAAAAGCCGCACTCTTGCAGCAGGTCAATATCCATATTATCAATCGTGAGAATGTGCCTTGGTTGATAAAAGATTCCGGCATCCCCTTTCATTACGACATGCTGGTAATCGATGAGCTTTCTTCATTTAAATCATATCAAGCAAAACGGTTTCGGAGCTTGTTAAGAGTTCGTCCCAAGGTAAAACGAATCGTAGGACTAACCGGTACACCTTCTTCAAACGGCCTAATGGATCTCTGGGCAGAGTTTCGCCTGTTGGATATGGGACAACGACTCGGTCGCTTTATCACCCACTACCGGAGTGAATTTTTCCAACCGGATAAGCGGAACCAGCAGATGATCTTTTCTTACAAACCAAAACCAGGTGCTGAAGAAGAAATCTATCGGCGTATCGCAGACATTACCATTTCCATGAAAAGCAAGGAGTATTTGACCATGCCAGCATTAGTACGAAATGAAATCCATGTACAGTTATCGAAGCGAGAACGAAACATGTATGATACCTTGTGTTCCCAGCTTGTGCTTTCACTAGATGGGAAAGAAATTGATGCCGTAAATGCGGCTGCCTTATCGAACAAGCTATGTCAGATGGCAAATGGTGCCGTCTACGATGAGGAAAAACAAATCATTCCCATTCATGACCGAAAGCTCGATGCCCTAGAAGATATTCTTGAAGGTGCCAACGGCAAACCCGTATTGATTGCGTATTGGTTCAAGCATGACTTGCTACGGATCCAGCAGCGGTTTACCGTGCGAGAAATCAAGACTTCACAAGATATAACAGATTGGAACGCTGGTGTTATTCCTGTTGCTATTCTCCACCCCGCCTCTGCCGGACATGGTCTAAACCTGCAACAAGGCGGCTCCACCCTCGTCTGGTTTGGACTAACCTGGAGCTTGGAATTATACCAACAAACGAATGCCAGACTCTGGCGGCAAGGACAAACGGATACGGTCGTCATTCATCACATCCTGACTGCCGGAACCATAGATGAAACCATGATGAAATCATTGAAAGAAAAAAACAAAACCCAGGCTGCACTGATTGAGGCAGTCCGGGCCAACTTGCAAGGAGGCAGCCTATGAGTGTTATCTGGAAATACCTGAATAAACGGAGCGGCGCCATTGATGCCATCCGGGATTACGACAGCATGAACTTTATCATCGAAAACACCAGCGAAGACATCAAGCAGGCATATGCTGCCATGACCAGCCTGCATCCGTCCGGCTTTGATGGGATGCCGCACTCCAGCAACCCACATGCAACAGAAGATCATATCATCTCCGGTCTGGCAGACATCGACATCCTGAAGGAACGTTACCGGCAGGCGTTGGAGTACATGGCATGGTTTCAGCCCGCATGGGAGAAACTAAGCAGTGACGAGCAATATGTACTGCAAACCTTCTATGCTGATGAGGATGCACAAACGAGCGCTGTCTATGCCATCGCTGATCATTTCCACATCGAACGGTCGTCTGCCTACAAAAGGAAGAATCGTGCATTAGCTAAGTTTGCTATTCTTTTATTTGGAAAGACATGATGTCCAAAATCGCGGACGCATTTATTCATTTGACGTGGTATACTAATAGCATGAAAGTGTGAGAGAGGCCTTCGAGGGAGCGATCCTTTGAAGGTTTTTGCTATGTGTTTATTATATTGACATTGTGTTGACATCAGCCAAAAATAATGCTATATTCAAGACAGAAATGGAGGTGTTGAATATGGTAAATACAAATTTGAATATCCGGACGGATAAGGAAGTCAAAAATCAGGCTGAGAAAATATTCAATGCTCTGGGAATGAATATGACGACGGCGGTAAACATATTCTTAAAAACAACGATACGAGAAAATGGCATTCCCTTCCGTCTCACTCTTGACGTTCCTAATGCAACAACTAGATCTGCCATTGAAGAAGGCAAACGAATCGCCATTGATAAAAAAGTAAAAGGGTATACCAATATGACAGATTTGCGTGTGGCCCTTGAAAAATGAAGTACAAAGTAAAATTCACCACTCAATTTAAGAAAGATTTGAAATTGGCAAAGAAGCAGAACAAAGATATAGATGTGCTGTTCTCTGTCATTGAGCAATTGGCCCAAGGAAAACAATTGGATGAAAAATATAGAGACCATGATTTAGGTGGAACATACAAAGGTTGCCGGGAATGCCATATTGATCCAGATTGGCTTTTCATTTATGAAACCAAAGATGATGTACTTGTTCTTCTGCTATATCGTTTGGGCAGTCATTCCCAATTATTTTAGCCACATGAGTAATGTAGCGGACGCATGTATCTGTTCGACGTGGTATACTAATAGCATGAAAAAATGTGAGAAGCCTTCGAGGGAGCAATCCGTTGGAGGCTTTTGCTATGTCTGGAGATGAGAACCCTTGCCTTGCTTTTATTTGGGAAGACCTGATGTCCAAAATCGCGGACGCATTTGTCTGCTTTACATGGTATACTAATAGCATGAAAGAATGTGAAAAGCCTTCGTGGGAGCAATCCCTTGAAGGCTTTTGCTATGTCTGGAGATGAGTGCTTTGCCTTGGAAACCCAAAAAGCCGTGCGCCTACCCCGGCTGCAGGGAGCTGACCGTGAACCGGTACTGCGAGCAGCATCAAAAATTAATGGACAAACGTTATGACACGTACGAGCGCAGTACCGTCAGCAAGAAACGATACGGCAGAGCATGGAAACGCATCCGGGACCGCTACATTGGAAAGCATCCCTTGTGCGAGATGTGCCTGAAGAACCACAAAACCACACCGGCAACGGAGGTGCACCATATCCATCCCCTCTCCCGCGGCGGCACTCACGACGAGGATAACCTTATGGCGCTGTGCAAGCCGTGCCACTCGAAGATAACCGCCGAGATGGACGACCGCTGGCATCATGCCAAAAAGGAATACCGCTACGAGTGACTACGTTCCTCCAGGAGGGGCGGTCAAAATCCCGGGTACGGCAAAATGCTAGACCGGTGCTGGGGTCACACGCACAAAAATTGCGGTTCAAACGGGGGATTTACCGCATGGGAAAGGAGTTGAACAGCCATGGCCAAGGACGGAACTAATCGCGGCGGCAGACGGATCCGCGCCGGGGACAAGCCGGAGGCGCTGGCAGATAAGATAGCCAAGGGAAAAGCAGCCACCATTATCGACCTGCCGACGCCCACCTTAGAAGGGGCGGATTTAAACGATGCCGCAGATCTCACCGGCGAGGACATGCCGAATCCCAGCGACTATTTGTCCGCCCGGCAGCGGGACGGCAAGCCGCTTGGTGCCGATGACCTGTTCCGCCAGACCTGGCAATGGCTGAAGGACCGCGGCTGCGAACGGCTTGTCAATCCCCGGCTGCTGGAAGCCCATGCCCAGGCATTCGCCCGGTATATCCAGTGCGAGGAAGCCATCAGCACGTATGGACTGCTCGGAAAGCATCCCTACGACCGGTGGTGCCGATTACCAGTCCATTTGTGCAGATGAGCCAGTCGTTCCAGAAGCAGGCGAACCTGCTCTGGTATGAGATTTTCGATATCGTCAAGCAAAACTGTACGACGACTTTCGTAGGTACCCCACAGGATAACCTAATGGAACACCTGCTGCAGTCACGGAAAGGAAAATAACCATGGAATTAATCAAAAAGAACATACAAGACCTTATCCCGGCAGCCTATAATCCGAGAAAGGATTTGCAGCCGGGCGATCCGGAATACGAAAAGCTGAAACGCTCGCTGGACGAGTTCGGCTACGTCGAACCTGTCATCTGGAACAAGCGCACCGGCAACGTGGTCGGCGGGCACCAGCGCCTGAAGGTGCTCCAGCAGGAGGGCATCTCGGAAATCGACTGCGTCGTCATCGACATGGACACCGAAAAGGAGAAAGCCTTAAACATCGCCCTCAATAAAATCAGCGGCGACTGGGATACGGATAAATTAGCCCTACTCATTACCGACCTGCAGGGCAGCGACTTTGATGTATCGCTTACCGGGTTTGATCCGGCAGAACTGGACGACCTGTTCAAGGACGATATAAAGGATGGTGTACACGATGATGACTTTGATGTGGATGCCGAACTCAAAAAGCCGGTATTTTCCAAGGCAGGTGATATGTGGCAGTTGGGAACACACCGTCTGCTCTGCGGCGACAGCACCCAGCCGGAAACATACCAGCGATTGCTGCAGGGAACACCGGTCAATCTGGTGGTCACTGATCCGCCATATAATGTCAACTACGAAGGCCGGGCCGGAAAAATCAAGAATGACCATCTGCAGGACGACAAATTCTACCAATTCTTATATGATGCGTTCACCTGCATGCACACCGTCATGGCAGACGATGCCAGCATCTATGTGTTTCACGCCGACACCGAGGGACTTAACTTTAGGAAAGCCTTCTCGGATGCCGGTTTTTATTTATCCGGCTGCTGCATCTGGAAGAAGCAATCGCTGGTGCTGGGACGCTCTCCCTATCAGTGGCAGCACGAGCCGGTGCTCTACGGCTGGAAGAAGAAAGGAAAGCACGAGTGGTACACCGGACGGAAGGAATCGACTATCTGGGAGTTTGATAAACCGAAGAAGAATACGGACCATCCCACCATGAAACCAATACCGCTTTTAGCCTATCCCCTCCTAAATTCCAGCATGACCGGCTGCACTGTGCTGGATCCGTTCGGCGGCAGCGGTTCGACGCTGCTGGCCTGTGAGCAAACGAAGCGACGCTGCTATATGGTGGAGCTGGATGAAAAGTTCTGTGATGTGATCGTGAAACGTTACATTGAGCAGGTCGGCTCGGACGAACGGGTAACCGTGACACGGAACGGGAAAACGTATACCTATACTGAAATGGAGGCAACATAATGCGTGTATTTATCAACCCCGGGCATGACCGGGAACGGGACAGCGGCGCGGTGAACCCAAACACCGGACTGCGGGAATGTGATGTGGCTGCTACGATTGGCAGTCTCGTCCAAACATATTTGGAGACGGCAGGCTGCGAGGTGCAGCTCCTGCAAAGTGATAATCTGGCTGGGGAAACACCGGATCTGCCCTGTGTGGTGGATACAGCAAATACATGGCCTGCTGATGTATTCGTCAGTTTGCATTGCAATGCCGACAGCGGCTGCGCCAGCGGTACAGAAACGCTTATCTATGCCAACAACAGCGGTTCGTCCCCGCAGCTTGCCGCCTGCATTCAGTCGCAGATTGTGCAGAGCCTCGGCACAGTGGATCGTGGTCTGAAGGAACGGCCCAACCTCATCGTGCTGAAGGACACCACGATGCCCGCCGTTCTGGTGGAAACAGCTTTTATTGATAATGACAATGATGCCGCGCTGCTTACGAATAACGCGGATGATTTCGCCCGGGCCATTGCCCGCGGCATAACAGATTTTGAAGGGAGATAGAAAAAATGGATATTGAAACGATTAAAAATGAAATTAAGGAACACATTCTGGACTCGGTGCAGGAGGATGCCAAGAACGCCACTATTTCCTGGCTCCATACAACGGTGCTTCCGGCAGTAAAGGAAGTAGCAGATGCCTACACAGCCGCCTTGCAGGAATCTGCCGGTAAGGAAACCGGCTGGAACAAGTTCCGCGACCAATGCTTTCTGCCGACGCTGATTGATGGCGGCCTGTGGCTGACCGGAAAGCTGCTCGGTAAAATGGCGACAGTACAAGAATAATACGTGTAATTTGTGGTACAAACCCCTTGCTATAATTGCCGGTTAGAGTGATATATGTACATGATAAAAAACGAAAGGGGTTTACTACCATGAAAATTTTGTACCATGCACAAGGAAAAACACGCAAGGAACTGGCCGATGCCATCAGCACCATTACCGGAGCCGCCAAAGTGTATCAGGGGATTCCCAGCTATGCCTACGAAATTGACTGCTTTACTGTCGACCGCGACGGCAATCTTAATTTTGATGACAGTTACAGAAAGGAAATCGAGGATTTGCTCGAGAAACTCGACAGCATGGGATTCCATGCAGAACCAGCCGAACCAATAGAGAAAGAACCTGACGATTCGGCGTCTAAGCAGGAGAACATAGACGACTTGGTGATTGCCATGCCGCGCTCCTTCTTCACCGATACGGCACTGGAAAACCTGAAGAAACTGATCCAGGCCAAGAGCAATCTTATGCTAAAAGTTTTTCAAATCGATGTGCTGCGCATGCAGGTAACGGAGGATAAAGTGTTATTCCCTTGGTTCACCGGCTGCCTGGATGCCGATACGGTCAAAGCCTACACCCATTTCATTACGGCGCTCTGCCATCTGGCAAAGAAGCAGAAACGGGTGCTGGCAACGGAAGCACCATCAATCAACGAGAAATACGACTTCCGCTGCTTTCCTGCTTCGGCTTGGTTTTATCGGTACGAATACAAGGACGAACGGAAGCTGCTCCTGCAGCACCTTTCCGGTTCCTCGGCCTTTAAAAACGGCAGAAAGGAAGAACATACTGATGAGATATCCGAATAAGGAACGGCTGGAGCAACTGCGCAGCACATATCCTGCCGGAACGCGGATTGTACTGGTGCAAATGGACGACGCCCAGGCTCCGCCGATCGGTACGAAGGGAACGGTTGCCGGTGTGGATGACACCGGCAGCCTGCTGGTGCATTGGGACAACGGCAGCACGTTGAACGTATTGTACGGCATAGACCGCTGCCTTATAATCAGAAAGAAATAATCACACATATCATATTTGTATACCAAGACTGCCCACTTCGGCGGTCTTTTTTGTTGCCGCAAAGGAGGTGACGCTGCTTGCGGAAGTTGAAACGCTATCGATCTACGAAGTTCAGGGCCAAAGATTCCAAATACAACAAGACCATGGCGGACTATGCCGTGTCCTTTATCGAATGTCTCTGCCATACCAAGGGCACCTGGGCCGGTAAACCGTTTCGAACTGATCGACTGGCAGGAGCAGATCATCCGTGATGTGTTCGGCATCTTAAAGCCGAACGGCTATCGGCAGTTCAATACCGCCTACATCGAGATTCCCAAGAAGCAGGGCAAGTCGGAACTGGCGGCAGCGGTAGCACTCCTCTTATGCTGCGGCGACGGAGAACAGCGCGCCGAAGTGTATGGCTGCGCTGCCGACCGCCAGCAGGCATCCATTGTCTTTGAAGTAGCGGCGGATATGGTGCGGATGTGTCCGGCCTTATCCAAGCGGGTGAAACTCTTGGCTTCGCAGAAGCGAATCATTTACCTGCCCACACACAGTTTTTATCAGGTGTTATCTGCTGATGCTTATAGCAAGCATGGATTTAATGTAAGCGGTGTGATCTTCGACGAGCTGCACACGCAGCCGAACCGGAAGCTGTTTGATGTTATGACCAAAGGTTCCGGCGATGCCAGAACGCAGCCGTTGTATTTCCTGATTACGACTGCCGGGACGGATACCCACTCCATCTGTTATGAAACCCATCAGAAGGCGCTGGATATTATCGCGGAACGGAAAATCGATGCCACCTTCTATCCGGTGATATACGGGGCCAAGGACACCGATGACTGGACGGATGTGAAGGTCTGGAAGAAAGCCAATCCCTCGCTCGGCATTACGGTCGGCATGGACAAAGTCAAGGCGGCCTGCGAATCCGCCAGACAGAATCCTGCCGAGGAGAACGCCTTCCGGCAGCTTCGTTTGAACCAATGGGTCAAGCAGGCGATCCGCTGGATGCCGCTGGACAAATGGGACGCCTGCGCGTTTCCCGTACAGCCGGATGAACTGAAAGGGCGCGTCTGCTACGGCGGCTGGACTTATCTCCACGACGGATATTACGGCTTTTGTACTGGTATTTCCGCCGCAGGATGAAGCAGACAACTATGTCGTGCTTCCCTACTTCTGGATACCGGAAGAAAACGTATCCCTTCGTGTCCGGCGGGATCATGTTCCTTATGACGTATGGCAGAAGCAGGGATTCCTGCACACGACGGAAGGAAACGTCGTCATTACGGCTATATTGAAAAGTTTATCGAAACCATGGGCGAACAATACAACATCCGAGAAATCGCCTTTGACCGCTGGGGTGCGGTGCAGATGGTGCAGAATCTCGAAGGTATGGGATTTACCGTCGTCCCGTTCGGACAGGGGTTCAAAGATATGAGTCCGCCTACCAAGGAACTGATGAAGTTGACGCTGGAAAAGAAGATCGCCCATGGCGGCCATCCGGTACTGCGCTGGATGATGGACAATATCTTCATCAAATCCGATCCGGCTGGCAATATCAAGCCGGATAAAGGAGAAATCCACCGAAAAGATCGACGGTGTCGTGGCTACGGTCATGGCACTCGACCGTGCCATCCGCTGCGGCAACGACAACAGCGAAAGCGTATATGACCAAAGGGGGTTATTGATTTTATGAGTATATTCCAACGTATATGGGGCAAAAAGTCACGCGACAAGCCGAAAAACTACCTGTCTACGGCCTTTACGTTCCTGTTCGGTCCGACCTCCTCCGGAAATGTGGTGACGGAACGGACAGCCATGCAGACAACGGCGGTTTATGCCTGCGTCCGGGTGCTGTCCGAGGCTATCGCCGGACTGCCGCTTAATCTATACCGTTATACACCGGATGGCGGCAAGGAAAAGGCCATCAATCATCCGCTGTATAGGTTGCTCCATGATGCCCCCAATCCGGAAATGACGAGCTTTCATCTTCCGGGAAACGCTCATGAGCCATCTGCTGTTATGGGGCAATGCCTACGCACAGATCATCCGGAACGGCACCGGGCAGCCGATTGCACTGTACCCGCTGCTGCCCAGCAAGATGGATGTCAGCCGGGCCGCCAACGGACAGCTTATCTACACCTACTCCAAGGACTCGGACGAGTTCGGCGCAGATAACCGCTGCCAGCAGATTGTCCTGTCGCAGGATGAGGTGCTGCATGTTCCGGGACTTGGGTTTGACGGACTCATCGGCTACAGTCCGATTGCCATGGCCAAGAACGCCATCGGCATGTCGCTGGCAGCCGAGCAGTACGGTGCGTTATTCTTTGCCAATGGTGCTACACCGGGCGGTATCTGGAGCATCCCGGGCATTGTGAAAGGATCCGGTCAAGCTGCGGGAAAGCTGGCATGCCCAATTTTCCGGCACGAACCGGCACAATGTAGCCGTGTTGGAGGAAGGCATGACCTTCCAGCAGTTATCCATCCCGCCGGATCAGGCGCAGTTCCTCGAAACACGGAAGTTCCAGATCGACGAAATCGCCCGTATCTTCCGGGTGCCGCCGCATATGGTCGGGGATCTGGAAAAGTCCACCTTCTCCAATATCGAGCAGCAGTCGCTGGAATTTGTCAAATATACCTTGAATCCCTGGTGCGTCCGCTGGGAACAGGCCATGAACCAGCAGTTGGTGCTGCCGTCGGAACGCTCGCAGGTCTTTACGAAGTTTAATGTGGACGGCCTGCTGCGCGGCGACTACCAGAGCCGCATGAATGGGTATGCCATCGGCAGGCAGAACGGCTGGCTCTCCGCCAACGACATCCGGGAGCTTGAGGATATGAACCGCATCCCCGCCGAACAGGGCGGCGATACGTATCTGGTCAACGGCAATATGCTGCCGCTGGACAAGGCAGGAAAATTTTATACCGAAAGCGAGGGAAAAAACCCATGAAGAAGTTTTGGAACTGGAATACCGACAATGATACCGGACGCATTCTTACCATTGACGGTACCATTGCCGAGGAAAGCTGGTTTGATGACGAGATAACGCCGAAGCTGTTTAAAAACGAACTGGCATCCGGGCAGGGCAATGTCACCTTGTGGCTGAACTCGCCCGGCGGCGACTGTGTAGCGGCCAGTCAGATCTATGCCATGCTGATGGATTATGCCGGACAGGTCCACGTCAATATCGACGGGATTGCGGCTTCGGCTGCCTCTGTGATTGCCATGGCAGGAACAACCGTCAATATGGCTCCGACCGCACTGATGATGATCCACAATCCGTTCACCATTGCCATGGGCGATACTGATGAAATGGAGCGGGCCATCTCTATGTTATCCGAGGTCAAGGAATCCATTATCAATGCCTATGAATTAAAGACAGGACTTTCCCGCACACAGCTATCCCATCTGATGGATGCCGAGACCTGGATGAATGCAGGAAAAGCGATCGAGCTTGGTTTTGCCGATACTGTACTGACGAACGATGCCAATACACAGATGCATGACGCTGCCAGTATGGGAAGCTATTCTTTTTCCCGACGGCAGGTCACCAATGCATTATTGAACAAGGCCATCGCCAAGCAGACCAAGCCAACACCGGCAGCAAATCGAACAACTATATCCATAGCGTCGCTGCAGCAGCGGCTGTCGCTCTTAATACATTAAATGGAGGTACCAACATGAGTAAATTATTAGAACTGCAGGAAAAACGCGCTAATATCTGGGAACAGGCAAAAGCATTCCTGAATGAAAAGCAGGCAGCCGGTGATACACTCTCCACCGAAGATGCTGCCACCTATGACAAGATGGAAGCCGATGTCATGGCGCTGGGCAAGGAAATCGACCGACTGAAAACGCAGGCGGCCATTGATCTCGAATTAAGCAGGCCGACCTCAAGTGCTATCGTCAACCAGCCTGCAAAGCAGGATGTAACTAAGCATGGCAGGTTCAGCGACGCTTATGCCCCTGCCTTTTGGGACAGCATGCGCGGCAAGTCCCGTCCGGAAATCCGAAACACCTTAAAGGAAGGAGCCGATCCTCAGGGCGGCTACCTCGTACCGGACGAGTTCGAACGGACGCTGATCCAGATGCTGGCTGAGGAAAATGTGCTGCGCTCCCTTGCCCATGTGATCCAGACCGCCAGCGGCGACCATAAGATTCCGGTCGTTGCCAGCGAAGGGAACCGCTGCATGGACGGATGAAGAAGCCGCCTACACCGAAAGCAACACCACCTTCGGCCAGGTGTCCATCGGGGCGCATAAGCTGGGTACGCTCGTCAAGGTATCCGAAGAACTGTTGAATGATTCAGCCTTCGACCTGGAAGGATACATGGCGCAGGAGTTCGCCCGCAGGCTGGGCAATGCCGAAGAAGAAGCCTTCCTCACCGGCACCGGAACGGATCGTCCGTCCGGCATCCTCGTTGATGCCGCCGGTGCTTCGGATGGCTCGACTGCCGCCTCTGCTACGGCGATTACCTTTGACGATTTGATCGAGTTGTACTATTCGCTCCGCGAGCCGTACCGCAAGTCGGCTACATTGCTGCTGCATGAAAGCACCGTCAAGGCCATCCGGAAGCTGAAGGATACGCAGGGCCAGTACATCTGGCAGCCTTCCGTCAGTGCCGATGTACCGGATAAGATTCTGAACTGTCCTGTCGTCACCAGTCGGTATATGCCGCAGATGGCAGCCGACGCCAAGACGGTGCTGTTCGGTGATTTTTCCTACTACTGGATTGCCGACAGGCAGGGCCGTACCTTTAAGCGCCTGAATGAATTATACGCAGTTACCGGTCAGGTCGGCTTTCTCGGCTCCCAGCGTGTCGATGCCAAGATCGTTCTGCCGGAAGCCATCAAGACGCTCAAGCAGGCCAGCAAATAACAGAAGGAAGGTGGCAGCATGGCAGTAACACGGGACGAAGCTAAATTATACCTGCGTATTGATAATGATGTGGAGGATGCCCTAATCGACAGTCTGATCCAGTCCTCCACGACGACGGTGGAAAATGTACTGCGGCATCCGTTAAGCGACTACACAACATTGCCGGAGGACATCAAGACGGCTATCCTGTATGGCGTGGCCTATCTGTACGAAAACCGGGATACGGCGGACTTCGATGCCATGATCAAGCTCATGCGGGCCATGCTGTTTTCCTACCGGGATGAGGTGTTCTGATGGATATCGGGGAAATGAAGCAGCGGATCGAGTTTATGGTGGAGGAGAATGTCTCTGATGGACAAGGTGGTTATGACACCACCCTGGTCAGCAAGGGAAGTACCTGGGCCAAAGTGACCAATATCCACGGCGGGCAGTATTTCTTTGCGGCAGCCGTTCATCTGGAAAAGGATGTGTCGTTTGTCATTCGGTACCGTTCGGATATCTTAGAAAAATGGATTATTAAGTTCCGCAATCAGAAATACAATATCCAGTTTATCGATAATGTAAAATATGGGGACCAGTATCTTGAAATCAAGGCTACCCTGGCGGGGTGATGAGAATGACCTGGAATGAAATACGAATCGGGTGTGCGGCAGTCGGTGCCTGGCTTGGCTGGTTCATCGGCGGATTTGACAATCTGCTCTATGCCCTGCTGACGTTTGTCTGCCTGGATTATATCACCGGCGTGTTATGCGCCTGCCGGGAACGGCAGTTATCCAGCGAGATTGGCTTTATGGGCATCTGCCGGAAGGTGCTTCTTTTTGTGCTCGTCGGTGTGGCCCATACGCTGGATGCGACGATGCTCGGGTCCGGCAGCGCGTTACGAACCGCTACCATCTTATTCTACTTATCCAATGAAGGACTTTCCATTGTGGAAAATGCCGCGCGGATGGGACTTCCCATACCGGACCGGCTGCAGGAAGCATTGAAGCAGCTACGGAAATAAAAACAAGAATATATACCATGGACCTGCTGGAGTCTCATCACTCTGGCAGGTCTTTTTTTATGTCTTGGGTTCGAATAGCAGTTTGTTTTATCGACTACAGATATAAGGGCTAACAAAATAGGTTTACTTTCCCCTATTTCATGGCCTATCTGTAAGGAGATGATTTGCCATGAACGAACAACTAAGCAACCATACACTCGAAGCAAATAAGCTACAAGCCGAAGCAAGGTCAATATCACAGGAACAACTGCAGCACGAAGTCGATTATGTCCGTGCCCAACACATACTGCAGTCCCTATTCCATAAAGGGCTGCTTTCTGCTGATGAATTTTCTAAAATAACGGCAGTAAACCGAAAAACATTTTCGCCGGTATTAGCGGCTATATTGCCCTCTATTCCTTGATATATCCGGCATATAGAGGTACTATGTCACACTACAAGGAGGTGAAAATCCATGAAAACGGTGACAAAAATCGGAGGCCAGCTTGTATTTCCTACGCAAAAACATAAACTGCGGGTAGCGGCCTACTGCCGGGTATCCACTGATAGCGAGGAGCAATTAGTCAGCCTTGCCACACAACGAAAGCACTATGAAGCCTATATTACGGCAAATCCAGACTGGGAGTTTGCCGGTATTTATTATGATGAAGGTATTACCGGCACGAAAAAAGAAAAGCGCCCAGCCCTACTCCGCCTGATAGATGATTGCGAGCATAAAAAAATAGACTTCATTGTGACAAAGTCTATCAGCCGGTTTGCCCGCAACACCACCGATTGTCTGGAACTGGTCCGTAAATTACTGGAGCTTACCGTTTATATCTATTTTGAAAAGGAAAACCTAAATACCGGTTCGATGGAAAGCGAGCTCATGCTATCGATTCTGAGCGGCTTGGCAGAAAACGAGTCGGTATCGATTGCCAAAAACAGCACCTGGTCCATACAGAGCCGTTTCCAGAATGGCACCTTTAAACTTGCTTACGCCCCATATGGATATGATGTAATAGAAGGAAAACTGGTACTGCAGCCGGAGCAGGCTACAATTGTAAAAGCCATGTTTGATCAAACGCTCGCCGGTATCGGGACGGATGCCATTGCCAAGGAATTAAATGCAAAGAAAATTCCGGCTAAACGCGGTACCCATTGGACTGCAACAACCGTTCGTGGCATATTGAAAAACGAGAATTACACTGGGGATGCTATTTTCCAGAAAACCTATACCGATTCGCATTTTAATCGCCATCATAACCATGGCGAGAAAGATAAATACCGGGTGGAACACCACCACGAAGCTATCATCACCAAAGACATGTTTGAAGCAACCCAGCAGGTCATTCGGCAGCGTGGTAAAGAAAAAGGTGCGCTGCCACAGGATAAAAAGTACCAGAACCGCTATCCGTTTTCTGGTATCATTCGATGCCATCAATGTGGCGCTACCTTCAAACGGCGGATCCAAGGCGGTCGCAATTCCTATGTAGCTTGGTGCTGCGCCACCCATGTAGCAGATGCCACAAAATGTTCGTTAAAATACATCAAAGAAACGGCACTGGAATATGCCTTTGTTACGATGATGAATAAGCTCATCTTTGGTCATGCCTTTGTTTTAAAACCGCTGCTTGCTAGTTTGCGTACCCTCCATTCTGATGACAGCATCACAGTCATTCAAGATTTAGACACAAAGCTGGCAGAAAATGCCGAGCATCAAAAAACACTGGCGTACCTGCTGGCGAAAAAATATCTAGAGCCCGCAATGTACCAGAAAGGAAATAACGAACTGCTGCAGGAAGCTGAACACTGGCAGCACCAAAAGGATTCTCTTGTAGATTTTTTGAATGACGATAATAAAACAGTACACGAAACGAGAAAATTACTGCAGTATACTTGTAAGGCGAAAATGCTAACGGGCTTTGACGGAGCAGTATTCCAGCAATTTGTAGAACAAATTCTAGTCTACTCTCGAACAGAAATCAGCTTTAAGCTAAAATGCGGCATTACGCTACGGGAAAGGCTGGTGTAAGCTATGAGCCATACACCTTTGGGTTATCGGATTAAAAATGGCAAAGCGATAGTGGATATGGAGGAAGCCGAAAAAATACGAGTGCTGTTTCAATCTTATCTTACCGGGGCTGCACTGACTACGGCTGCGAAAGAAGCAACAATCCACGTTTCCCACAGTGGCATCCGCCATATTCTGCAAACAACACACTATATCGGGGATGATTATTATCCGGCTATTATTGATGCCGATACGTTTACTGCTACACAAAAGGAAATCACCAACCGGGCCAAAAAGTTGGGACGTATCCGGGAACCTAAAAAAACGTCACCGGTCCTATACCCCACCACCTTCTCCCTTGCAGAAAAAACGCAAACCTATACTGATCCGTTCCAACAAGCCGAATATGCATACAGTTTAATAGAAAGTGAGGAATCCATACATGGAATTACAGACGCGGAATGTCACGATCATTCCGGCACGAACCTATCTACACCGAAGCCATACTGAAGAAAAACCAAAATGTCGCGTGGCTGCTTATTGCCGAGTTTCTACCGACAGCGACGAACAGGCCACCAGTTATGAAACACAAATTGAGCACTACACCACCTACATTCATAATCATCCGGACTGGAAACTGGCCGGAATCTATGCTGATGATGGGATATCCGGTACCAATACTAAAAAGCGGAATGAATTTAACCGCATGATCGAAGATTGCATGGCCGGTACGATTGATATGATTATTACCAAATCCATCAGCCGGTTTGCCCGGAACACGCTGGACTGCCTGAAATATATCCGGCAATTAAAGGACAAACACATTCCCGTCTTTTTTGAGAAGGAAAATATTAATACAATGGATTCTAAGGGCGAGGTACTGCTTACTATTATGGCATCATTAGCCCAACAGGAAAGCCAATCCCTAAGCCAGAATGTGAAGCTGGGCCTGCAGTACCGCTACCAACGTGGCGAAGTACAAATCAACTGCAATCATTTTCTTGGGTATGCAAAGGATGAAAATAAACATATGGTCGTAGTCCCGGAGGAAGCAGAAATCGTAAAACGCATTTACCGGGAATATCTTGAAGGTGCCAGTATGCTAAAAATCGCCCGCAACTTAACAGCGGACGGGTTAAAAAACGGTGCTGGCCACACCAAATGGCGTGATAGTAATATCAGACAGATTTTGCAAAATGAAAAATATATGGGTGATGCCCTCTTACAGAAAACCTATACGGTGGATTTTCTTACCAAAAAGCGCGTCAAGAATACTGGCATCATGCCACAGTATTATGTAAAAGATAACCATGAAGCCATTATTCCCCGTGACATATTCCTGCAGGTACAGGAAGAAATGGTACGGCGAAGTTCTATCCACTTGAAAAACGGCAGGAAGTTGACCTATAGCAGCAGCCATTGTTTTTCCCAGCGGATACGCTGCGGTAAATGCGGCGAGATATTCCGCCGGATACACTGGAACAACCGAGGAAAGAAATCTATTGTCTGGCGCTGCGTTAATCGAGTAGACCATACAGGTAAATGCAATGCCCGCACCATATCTGAACCTGCACTCGAGCAGGTCTGTCTAACAGCCATCAATCAGGTACTATGCGGAAAGAAGGATTTTCTTGCCATGCTGCAGCATAATATCGAAACCGTTCTCAGCCATAACAATGATGAAACGCTGGCAACTATCGATACCCGATTGGAAGAACTGCAAACACAGCTTGTAAAACTGGCAAGTTCCAAGAATGGCTACGACGATGTTGCCGAAGAAATCTACCACCTGCGGAAACAAAAACAGCAGGCACTGGCGAAAAGTGCCAATCAGGATGAAATCCGCAGCCGCATAGTAGATATGGCTTCCTTCTTAAAAGCACAATCCACTGCCATTACCCAGTTTGATGATCACCTTGTCCGACAGCTAATTGAAACCATAACCGTGTTTGAGGATAGTTGTACCGTAGAATTCAAATCAGGAGTGACAGTGGATGTGGAAGAATAACCCTATAAATTATTTAAGTTTTTATAAACTAACGCAGTGCAAGAATTATACATTTTAAATTGAGTTGTGTTTTACAGGTGCTTTTTTGCATCTTACATCCAACTCTTCTGCTTGCGTTAAATCAAATACGGCTACTTTTTCTTTCGAAAATACCGTACCAACAAGTCGATATCGTTTATCATCATTCCATATTTCCCTCATAAGATTCCTCAAAGTTTTACGAATAGCAACATAAGGAACAACTCGTGACTTATTGTTTTTTTCTTGGGCATCTCTAACCCTAAATATTTTTGAATCTGACTCTTTACATACACGCAATGCAAAAACTTTATTTTGGAAATCTACTAATGGTCTGAGAAATTGCGGATTACCCAGTTCTTCTAATAATTTCCATGACAATGTAATCGTATTCTTATTAATAGTAAGTTCAGGTGTAATGTTATTCGCAAGGACATCAATTATTTCAAAATTAAAATCCGAAAAATTAGTAAACATATATAATCATCCTTTCTGTTTTATCATAATTTTAAAAAATGCGTCAATATTTTTTTGATTCCATTTTGGATCAATCACAACGAATCCTTTTAAAACGCCTGTTTTTACGCGTGAAATATGGAAACGCTTTTGAATAGGTAAAACCTGCTTTTTAGATATATACCGGGGATGCTTCAACATATCCTGCACTTTATCCCAGTCATCTCGTTGAATAATTGGCGTGTGGTGATTGCGAAAAAGGTACTGTGGTTTTTGTCCTCGGTTTTTCATCACTTTATGGGAAAAACAATCTACTGTAAAAGTTTTTTGCATTAAGACATCGCCACAGTACTTTTCATTCCTTAGAATATTACGTACCGTTGAACCACTCCACACCTCATTGCCACGAATTGTCGGAATTTGTTGTTTGGTAAGCTGCTGTGCCACTTCACGAACTGATAATCCATCTAAATATAATGAATAGATATATCGCACAACCTCCGCTTCGTCATCGGCAATAATAATTTTACCGAATCGATCTTTATCATATCCCAATAAATTATATGTTGAAAAAACAGCGATCCCTTTTTTACACCGTTCAATAAATGACCATGTAATGGCTGCACTTTTTTGTTCTGATTCTCCTTGTGCAACTAGGCTGATAACGCCAAGAATCAATTCACTATTGGTTTCAATAGTATTCAGGTTCTCTGTTTCGAAACATACACCAACCGGAGGATTTAAACCTTTAAGTTTTCTGACAACATCTAAACAATCAAGTGTATTACGAGTAAATCTACTGATACTCTTTGTCAAAATAAGATCAATTTTACCAGCCTCGCAATCAGCTATCATATGTTGAAATCCGAATCGTTTTCTGATGGATGTACCTGACACTCCTTCATCCGAATATACATTAACAAACTGCCAATCCTGATTTTTTGTTATCTGTTCCTTAAAATGCTGAATCTGTAATTCAAAGCTTCCCGCCTGCGCATCTTCATATGTACTAACTCGACAATATGCCGCAACACGAAGATGTCGATGTGCAGCCGCACTTCCCTTATATTTAGCAGGAATGATTTCAACTGTTTGATTTCCAGAAAAAACCTTACGAATACGTTCCTTTTCCTCCTCACGGTGTTGTTCTGTCCTCCTTCCTTTTTTCCATTTTTTAGTTTCCTGAATTTTTAGGCGTTTTTCAATAATTATCACCTCCCTTCTGGTACGATTACTTTACTGATAAATATGTTACACGTTGATAAAAACATTACGTAATTAAAAAAGAACAAGTATACTCTACAACCGATATTGTAAAGTACCCTGTTCCTGTTTACTAATATTACATTTTTTTGTTTAACTAAATAATGCGTCTGCCACCAAATGCATGAATAGTCCTTGTCCCAGCCTTGCATCTGCCACCTTGCACAGTCCCATTCGGAATAAACAATTCATCACCGGAATGCAAAACTGTTTCTTCTCCATTAATAGTAACAACATATTCACCAGACAAACAAACCATATATTCATCATAATCATGCTGGTGCTCTTTTGATATTCTATCAGCCATACATGTCCAGAAAGCCATTTGGCTTCCATCTGCTGCTGTATAATAGTAGCCTTGAATATCCGGCGTATTTTGCTGCTGCATCGGAACTTTGTTTGTAAGTCTTGTCATAAATTCAGGAAATTCTTTCATTGTTCATATACCTTCTATCCCTGCCACTATATGCAATGCAAAAAAATATCAAAACAATATACATACAGATAATATAGCTATTTCCTTCATTTAATTATCTCTGCTATTTGATAAAACTAGGTATTTAAATGTTCCATATGTAGGATTAGCAAAGTGAGAATAGTTCCTCCACTCGATTAAATATTTTTGTTCCAAAATAATAGGACTTTCTCGTTTTTTAATTGTCCCCACACCTGCATGTTTTGCCCAACTCATTGCTCCTGTCTTTATTGATCCATCAATTAATTTAAACTCCTCATCCACATTATTATCCTTTTTTGATTCCTTCCAATATACGGAATCATTAGTAAGGAAAACAGCAAATCCTTTACGCATTTCAGAATTATCTTTACAGAATCGTTCAATACGTTGAACATCTTTCAAAAAATCGTATTTCCCTTGATCTTCAGCAGACTGATTCATCAAATTAAACGATTCTCCATCATAAGTAGTTGATAATGAACGCGTTTTGTATTTCAACTCTATGGGATACCAGCCATTTTCTGTAATAACCATAATATCAATATATTGTTTTAAATTGTTGTCCGACAAACAATATTCCAATCTAATCCTTGCATCCGGATACTCCTTTTGAATTTCCCATGCCAGTGCAAATTGAAAGTCTGCTTCCGAGTGAAAAATTTTTCTACTTTTACTTAATGTTGTTATAGCATTAAAAATATTCATTTTAGTCTCCACTTTCTACATCCAACCTGCTCACTCGCAAAGCCATTTTTCCACAAAACATCCAACTCATACACTCATGAGCCCTTTATCCAACTCACCGTCTAAACTATCAAAAAATGGCTTTCGTTGATATGTTCCCATGGAGTGACGAAACCCCAATTTTCAATTTATCATTTTTAATCTCAAAATCATAGGAACAGCTTATTTACTACACTTTTCAGTGTTTTTATTTTCCTGTCCTAGACATCAAAGCTACGCACTCCACATG